ATTGGCCAGAGAAAGCCGTCTTGGTGATATTCCACATCCCGAACTCAGCCTTTGTTTTTTCCAAATCTTTAACAAAGTAAAATGATGGTCGATGTTCCTTGTATCGGTAAGTGTAGAACATATTACTTGCATCTTTTCTGGCTATGCACCAACTGTAAGGTACGTTACCCTTATACTGTATGCAAGCTCTTGGTGTGTCCGCATAATAAATTTCAAGACCATTTGAATTGTATATTGGCTTGCCAGTTGTCTCGATATCAGTAAAGTTATTACCAGCAGCAGGGGCGACATTCCTTTGTCCCCTTTGACCATTAACGTAATCAACAACAACTTCTAACTCATGAAAGGTTGGATAGGCGTCAATGTTGATTCTTTGTGCAGGCGCGACGGTTACACCTGGCAATTCAGCCGCAATTTCCTTGTATTTTTTGTCTTTTATTTCTTTAAACCAAGCCAAATAACGGTCTACAATTTGTGGCTCAACGCCTTGCTGAACGAACTTTTGCCGCTGGGTTTTGAAGTCTTCACTTAGCATGTCTGTTTCTACCAAGTTGAACCATCGCTTAAAATTCATATATTATTTACTATAAAAGTTCAAAAATTAAGACTATAATGTGTCATGCATATAATACCGTTTAATGCGGTTGCCATGACTCAAGATGCTGGCCCTTAGTAGGTTATAATCTAAATGTGCTGGTCCTTCACCTAGTATACATCATGATTAGGTATGATTTGGAAGTCAAAAGGCCAGGAAATTAATTTCCTGGCCCTAACTTATTATTTATCAACTACTTACGTCAAGACATTACCATTAGTGATCCAAAATTTAATATAGTTAACTTGGATTAGGTATTCTTGCTATCCATTCAATGTCATCTTCGCCCCATGCCGACCACGATTCCCCATCACATTCCAATCCACTTTCACTCCAAGTCAAAACCGTGTATTCCCAATATGTCTTGCCAGTCCTGTTATTTATTACCTGAACAGCAGCAAGAAATTGATCCCCAACCCAAGGCCATTCGCCTTCATCATCAGGGGATTTGTCTCTCCACGGCGGCTTGATCCAGTTCATGATTATCTCCTTCTTAACCAACTTGTACCCACCCAGCTTCTTCTAATCCTATACAAAAGTCCTCAAATGAACCTGGGTTGCACTCAAAATCCTCTAATTGAATGCCCATTTCCTTCGTCTCGATATCGTACCAACTATTAAATACCTTGCTCTCAATCCCACAACTTACCCAAAAGTTTTCAGGCAGAAAATCTATTTCTACCTCCATTTTGTATTCTCTAGGCACTTCCTTCACATCGAACCTAATCGTTTGGTAAAGCGTGACTTTCATGAGTGTCTCCTGTCTTTGTGGCTTTCGCCATCATACCACAATCAAGGTAAATTTTCCTGATATTTCTCTTTGTAGATTTCAGCACGACATTCCTTGCAAATCGCCTTGCCCACTGAAAAACAATCAAACGGCAAAATACGGGCGCACTTCCCCTTGCACTGCTTTTGGCCTAGTTCTTCATATGGGTTTGCCTTTTTCTTTGGTTGCTTGCCGATAATAGAACCGTTCTCTCGAATGCAAATAAACCTTCCATTTTTACTGACATTTCGTTCGTAAGTCAAACGAAGCTGCGTGTGATACTCCTTACAATATCCACAATAAGTAGTCACTTTGTCCTCGGCTACTTTGTTCTGATAATGCCGATTAGCCTTGTCTCTGTTTTTTTGCTGCCTGTAGCTCGCGTAATCAATTAGATAATGCGTTTTACGATACTCGTCCGCCCTGTCCCTAGCCGTTCGCACACTGGTAATATTCAGTCGGCTTTCCGTCCATAATTCAAACTTACACCCAATAGAGTCAGCATATTTCTTACAGTCTCGAATTTGCTCTTTGAACTCACAAACCCTTTTCTTAGGCTTTATCTCAACCACCTTTTTACTGCCGTCAAGATATTCAATAAGAACATCAAGACTGTGATGCCTGCCATCTATTTCAAATACCACCTGAGTTTGATATGATTTAATACTTGGGTCTTTCTCCCAAAAGTCTTCGCAGGCCACAAACTCATAAGATGAATTACAAACCTGAATATCATTGTTCTTAGCCGAAATATAAAGAACTTTTCGCTTTGATTTGTTAATCTTGTTGCTTCCATGTTCCATTACCGCTTTCGCCGCCAACAACTTTCTATTTTCTTTTCCCTTCTCTGTTTGAAAATGAGCCTTCTTAGACTCAGACATTAACTTCTTGCTTTCAGGACTGTGCTTCTTACCTAACCGCCCTTCCCGCTGCTTCTGCTTAGTTTCATCGCCGCGTGGGTTGGTATGGTGGCTGGCTTTCATTGAGCATGATCTACATTTATAAAATCCATATTTACTTACATTGACCGCAGCCTTTTCTCTTTGTACGTTTCTCTCACGTCCACATAAATCACAGTTTATTAAAATCTTATTCTTTTGAGCAATATCAGCGTATTTAACTTGAAATTCAGAAATGTTCATTTTCTTCTCCAATTAACTTGTTGTATTGTGACACATCCGACTTGTCAAGTCAATAGGGAAATAAAAAACCCGCAAGTTTTTAGACTTGCGGGTTTCCATTATTTGTCGCCATAACCCTTGATTTCTCAAGGATTTCCGTCAGATAACAAAATTGTGAATTGTCATGCGGGCATAGAACTTAGCACCTTCACGCAGAAGTTTTTTCCCGTATCGAGTCAATATACCTTTTCTTGGACAGAACGATTCTGGATCAAGAACAACTGGAGTCTGAGTTAGAGGAACATATGGGCAATAGAAATAACCGCTGTCCATATATGAGTCACCCTTATAACCCATTAGAATCTGATTGGTACGGAACAATGGGTCTTTGTATAGACGCCATCTGTTGTTAATAGTACCAACATACTGAATACCTAGACTTGAGGTGAAGGTTTCAGATGGGGCTGGTGCGAAACCTGCTGTTGCGGTTTCAAAGATACTTGCAACTTCAGGAGAAGTTACGATCCAGTTTGCACCACCGCGTAGAGTCTTTCTGTGGATGACCGCAGACATTTCTACGATCTTGACATATAGAGACTCATATTTTTCCTTGATTGTATCGCCTAGAGCGGTTGAGAAGTCCCAAGCGCCAACAGTACCTGCATTTAGCAAGAGGTCGGTAAGAACTTCACGGTCGATTTCAAGGTTAATTTCCTGTGCCAAAACTGCTGTTAGTTCGGCTTCCGCATCCAAGTTGTGCTGGGATCGGAGGTCTTGCTGTGCTTCGTAGGACCATACTGCCTTCAACTTACGAGTCTTAGCCGCAATTTCTTCGGATTCGACAACTAGGTTGATTTCTGGCAAGTCCTGGTTGCACTCCATGTTGTACTCATAGCTTAGTACCAAGTTGTTAGCACCAGCGGCTACGTTCCAGGTTGCTACCAATTCACCTGTGGTTAGATTCAAGGTTGCTGCAACGATGAAAGCGGCTGGAGCGCCAATTGCAGTAAAGGTAAATACGCCCGCGCTGCTAACAGTGAATGTCTGGACGGCTGTTGCACCGACGAAGACAGTACCTGTCATTGTGCCAGCGAGGATTGGAGTATGCTCAAGTGGAGCATAAGCAGATATTACAACTGCACCTGGGTCAGTGTTGGTTGATTCGTTCTGTACAAACTGACTTGAATAGAAAATATCCAAGTTAGCAGTACCGTCAGCCAACTGCTGTAGGGAGTTAATATCATCTGCTGGGAAACCGCCATTGTTATCAGCACCACGGCGAGCGCCCTTGTTGCTGGAATAACGGAATCTCAGGTAGTATACCAAACCAGTTGGGCCAAGTAGTGGCTGTACGCTAACGATTTTGTTAGCAATCAACTGTGGGTAAATACGACGGATCAACGGGATCGAAATACGCTTGAACTGAGCGATATCGCCAGTGTCTGTTGCGATTTCATTAAATAATCTTTGATTTTCTAGAAGAACTGCTGCGCAAGAGCGCTCATATCGGTTGTCGATACCTTCTAGCAAACCAGTCTGCCCCCACTTGCCTTCAAGTTCACGGGCTTCATTTAAAAACTTTGAGTTTGCGTTCATTAATCTATATTCCTTTTATAACTTCTATTAAGTTATATTATCTTCGGTTTTTAGCTGTACCTGCTAGAGTGTTCAATGTTGCCTGGTCTACGCCTGGGATTAAACTCTCAACAAGTGCTGCTACATCTGTGGTATCTTTGTCATTAGCAGATGCATGGTTATGTTCCGCAATAACCTTGGTGTCTTCCTCTGCAACAACTCTGCCTCTCCCCGATACGCCTTTCGCCTGTGCAACCCTTTCTTTCTTGTCAACTCTGCGAGACTCTGTTACAATGTTACTTGTAGCTCGGACAGTTTCAGTCATCTTCTCGTTCTCACGCGCGATGCGGATATTACGAGCTTCCATAACCCTAATCTGTCCCCTCATCTCTTCAAGCTGCTTGTGCGCTTCTTCTAGCTTGCTAGAGGTAGCCAAAGCTACTTCTTCGCCAGTTAGATAATTAGCTGCAATTTCTGCGATCTTATCCAAGGCAACCTTGTGTTCTGCATAACGTGGGTCGTTGACCAAATCGCGTCGTGCCTGCTCGTAAATTTCTGCACCTTTGTCGTGCAAGAACTTATCAAGCATGTCCACAAACTGTTCCTTAAGATCGACATACTTCTTCTCATATTCTTCGTAAAGATCGACTTCGAGAGTGCTATTCTTAGCACGTTCTGAAAGTAGCATCTGATATGCTTCTTCGTACCCTTCTTCTAGGGTCTTCTCGAACTCTTCTCTCTGAATCTCTAATCTGTTACGGAGGTCAGTAATAATTGCATATGCCTCTTCGTAACCATGCTCGGCTGTCTTTTCAGCGGTCTGCAATTCTGCTGATAACTCTGCATAAGCATTCTCTAACTGCTTGTTAAATTCAGCTTCTTTCTGTTTTGAGATTTCAGCAACCGCTTCCTTGATTTCACTATCAATAATTGCGGCAACTTCTTTTAGTTGATCCTCAGGTAGAAGACTCTTCAATACTTCAACTATGTTTTTCATTACTTAGACCTCGCTAAATGTTTATTTATTGATTCCCTTATTACGCCACTTATAGCAGCGATAACAATTTCTTTCTTAGGAGTATATACGCGCGAGGTATTATTTTTCTCAGAACTATTATCAATATTTTGAGGAATATAATTTTCTCGCTTGCCTACTACTCTTTCTTGGAAAGCAGCAGGAGTTGATGGATCAGCAACGGCATCAAATGTAATTAGCTTATAGCCTTCGCCAATAACTAATACGCCATTCTCATTTACCTTACCATTACCTACACCACGGCTACTCATGCCAATTCTAATTCCGCCTTCTAACAATGCACGCAACTGTCTCCCCATTGCAGTATTTAATATCTCGCCTTCACCCATTAACACATTGGCTTCCCACCATAGTTTTGTAATAACGTGAGAAGCATCTTTGAAGTGAATGATACTGTCCGTAGGGTGATCTAATTCACCAAGCAACCCACGGGCTTTAACAACTTCTTGTAGCTTCTGTACATTTTCGTCTAATACCGAAAATGGGTACATTCTCTTGTTCTTATTTACACATTCTGCTTCTTGAAGCTTGCCACGGAATTTCAGTAGACCCTTTTCGATATTAGATTCTTTAAGGTCAATCTGAAATCCGTAGCAGTCAAACTCGTTAAGCAGCATTACGCCTTCACTCATTTAGCTCCTTATACTAGGTTGTCTTGGCCCTTA